AAAATAGACCAGAATTTAAACTAAACATTATACCACAAAAGAAGGAAGTTGTGGATATGGTAAAACTATATGGGGAGTGTTTATTTTGAGAATTAAAAATTGGGAGAGGTTTCAACACTATACTCCTATGAATCCAAGATTCCAACAAAAGATGACTTGGTTCAAGGTTTATGGTGATGATTTACTGAATGACCCTGATTTTATGGGACTTTCAGACGAGTGTCAAGCCATGCTAGCAAAGTGCTGGTGTCTTGCTAGCAGAAAGAATGGTGAACTACCTGACATAGATGGCATAGCTTTTGCCTTAAGAAAGGATAAATCATTTGTAATCAAGACTTTAGCTAAAATACAGGGGTGGTTAGAAGGTGACTGCTATCACATTGCTAGCATAGAAAAAGAAAAAGAAAAAGAAAAAGAAATATCTATAGTTCATTTTGATACATTTTGGAGTTTGTATCCAAAGAAAGTTGCTAAAGAAGTTTGTTTTCAAAAATGGAAATCAAGGAAGCTTGATAAAATTGGTGAGAAAATTATTAGCCATGTTAAAGCCATGAAAGAAACTAAACAATGGAAAGAAAATGATGGTATGTTCATACCTATGCCATTAACTTACATCAATCAATCAAGATGGGATACAGAAATAGAAAAAAAGAAGAGTATATGGGATGGTGCTAAATGAATCTAGGTGAGGTTATAGAATCATTAACTATCGATAAGAAAGTTATTAACGAATATTATGAAAGAGAATATCAACATGCAGAATTTAAAATTAAGAGTACGGATATATTTACTGAAGATGTCATTAAATATTTTAATGATGAAATGCACTCTGGCAAATCTTTGGGTTTCATTAAAACGGAAGAAGACTTCAGGATAAGACCTGCTGAATTAACAGTGCTCACAGGTGTGTCAGGTCATGGGAAGTCGATGTGGTTATCACAAGTCATATTGTCTTTGATGACTCAAGATGTTAAATGCTTAATATCATCACTAGAGATGAGACCTGTGCTTACACTTGCACGAATGATTCAGCAAACATTAAGAACTACTGATCCTACAGATGACTTTATCAGAAAGTTTTGCGAACGTGCTAAAGACAAGTTATACATTTACGATCAGACAGGATCTACTACATCACAAGACATGATTGCAACCATTCATTATGGTAAACATGTTTTAGGTTGCGATGTATTTGTGATTGACTCACTAATGAAGATGTCAGACATTTCTGAAGACAATTATGAGAAGCAGAAATTGTTTCTAGATACTTTAGCGACAACCACAAGAGATACACAGACACACGTTTTTCTTGTGGCTCACACTCGTAAGATGTCCGATGAGAAAGAAGTTCCAGATGCTACTCACATTTTAGGATCGAGCCATATTCGCAATTTGTGCGATAACATAATTTGTGTGTACAGGAACAGAGAAAAAGAAATTGAAGTTGAGAGTGGAAAAATTACAGAAGATGAAGCTAGGAAAAAACCTGATTGTGTTGTATTATTACAAAAGCAAAGAAATTATCCTGTAGAGGGTAAATGGTATTTTTGGTTTGATAAAAAAGGATTGCGATACAAAGAATCACCATGACGATAAATGATTTTATAAAACAATGCAAAGAATTATTTGGTGATGATATTATTTATAAAGCCACGTCTAAAGAAGGTGTGACGTTTAAGTCTAAAGGATGGAGTGATAAATATGATTCGATTCGTTTTAACGAAGTACAACCTAGAGAATTTCTTGGAAAAGATTAAGTCACTAGACTTATCTAAACGCTGGAGAGTGAATGTGACTGAAGAAAAAGCAGTGAGAAGTTTAGAGCAGAATGAAAGACTGTGGTCGCTATATGGGTCAATCGCTAATTATATTGGTGAAGACCCTAGCACTGTTCATGAGTTGTTAGGATACAAGTTCTTACGATACCAAACAGAGATAGCAGGTAATCCTGTAGAGCTTGTGAAGTCTACTACAAAACTTACTACAAAAGAGATGACAGAATACCAAGAGAATTGTGAACGATGGGCTTCTAGTCTTGGATGGAGTTGGGAACTATGAAACAAGCAATCATAGATGCAATAGTTATTATTTGTATCGTGTGGTTTGTTGGTGGTGTTGCTAAACTTATTCAAAGGTTATATGAACTATCGTAATAAAAAACTATTAGAAGCTGTAAGAGATTTTCCTTGTGCTATGTGCGGAAGACAAGATGGAACAGTTTGTGCTGCTCACTCTAATCAGCAACGTGATGGCAAAGGAACAGGTATCAAGGCTCATGACTACCGCATCGCTAGTCTTTGCTACAAATGTCATGATATGATAGACAATCACAAAGAGTTAGATAAACATGAACGAGTAGAAGCATGGGAACAGGCTCATCGTAAAACTATTGGTTGGTTATTTGAAAAAGAGGTAATAAAATAATGGCATCTACAAATGGAATCACAGGCGATTCTTTAGTGAATAAACCTAACTCTAAAGAATACGAAGAAAACTACGACAAGATATTTGGTAAAAAGGATAAAACACAAGACCCTATTACAAAACCATTTCCACATAATATTTTAAGACAATCTCGCATAGATGTCATTGGTCAGAATGGAAATGACGGAGATCATTACGAATATGAATTAAACAAATCAACAGGTGAAGTAGAAAAGCGTTTTAAAGAAGGATTCGAAAAACCTAATGGAGATCAATTTGGCGACTAGCCCTACGCAGTTAAGCCTCAAGAAGTTAAGAGACGAAGGATACCTTGTTGCAATCACTGAACGATGGAATGCTTTCGCAAAGATAAGGCAAGACATGTTTGGATTTATAGACTTGCTTGCGATTAAAGATGGTGAGATACTAGCAGTTCAGACTACCTCTGCTAGCAACATGTCAGCAAGGGCAAACAAAATTGCAGATAATGAAAACGTTGGTATGGTAAGAAAGTCAGGTATAAAAATACATATTCACGGATGGATCAAGAATGGTAGAAAATGGGAATGTAAGGTAATGGATGTATCATGAAACCGCATCAAAGACAATATCAAGTAGAAGGCAAGTCAGTAGATATAGAAACATTTAGAAATAAGATCATCAATCTTATAGACGATAACCCTTTAACTATTCCAGAGATTGCAAACAGACTAAAGGCAGATAGTAGAAGAGTGCAAACGGCAGTTTATAATTTACACTCACAAGGCATTATTAGTTCTGATGATTCTAATAAGTTTCATTTATATTGGAAAACTAAAGCTCCAATGCTTCAAGAAATATTTCATCCTATGCCAGACTTTAGCGGTAGGATTTTAAGTATCTATCAACATACAGAAGAGGAAGCTAATGCACATAGACAGACTGAAACAGATTTTAGATGATTGGGCTTTATGGATGCACGCACCTAGCACAAGGCTAGGCTATCCAAGCCGATCACTAGGTATGGTGTCAGGCGGTGAATCTACTTCCGATGCGTTTGAAGACATGGTATCAGACATGGATATGGATAATGTCAGGACGATAGATGCGATCATACATAGCCTACCTCAAGATCAAAAGGAAGCTGTCTATGCTAGATACCTCAAGACCACAAAATACGATGATTATGAGTATCAATTAGGGCTTGCTTTTGATAACATGCTAACTATGGCTTCAAGGCGTATTGTCGCTTGACAGAGCACTATAACTTATGATATAATTCAGGCGTTGGGATAGGTGCGTCTATCGTTTCTGTCTCAACCTCTCCGTAGTCTCCTTCAAGTCCCTCTTCGTGAGGGATTTTTTTTGGATTAAATATGAAAAAACCTACCACAAAGAAAGCTAAACTTGCTAAAGTAGGCAAGGTAATGAGTGAGTTTAAAAAAGGCACACTCCATTCAGGCAAGAGCGGAAATATTGTCAAGTCCACAAAGCAAGGAATTGCAATCGCTTTATCTTCCGCTGGAATGTCAAAGAAGAAAAAGAAGTAAAAACATACCTGTAAAACGCATGCAATCGCATTTAGACGCATTATCTTTAAAAAGATATAGTCAGGTAGCATAGAAATAAAAAAGGCTCTAAAAAGAGCCTTAAAATCGTTTTAAGATATATTTCAGGGTAAATTCAATTACTTTGAATAAGATCGAGAATATAGAGACTAAAACAAACCCTATTAAAAAGTCCATAATTACTTTTTCTAGGTCTCTATCCATTGTTAGCTTTCATTTGACTTTTAATAATTGATTCAGCTTCTTTTTTAGTATTAATAAAATAATAGTTTTTAATTGTAGATTGATT